CCTGCCAACCACATCCAATTAATTTTATGTTGTGGTTCATCATGACCTAACCATAAGGTTTCAGTAGCAGGATCAAACCTTACATCAATCTCAACATCATACCCATCTTCAATACATTGAGTTATACGTTTTGGATCATTCTCAGTTAATGGATTAGGGCCATTTAAGTTACCACGATGTGCTATAATTTTCATTGTAATTTTTGTAAGTATTCAGATGGGAGTTGTGAGGTATCACCATAACCAGTAGAGTCTCTAATAACTCTAACAGGTAAGTGAATAGGGAACAGTTGTTGTATAAAAAACTTATCCAGATAGTTATAATATTTGTAACACTCTGCAGAAGGTTCCCAGAATTTATCAAAGTGCCTTTCAGCTAACTCATCCATCTTACCATAAGTAAACTGAGTTTCAATAAACTTAGGACTAAAGATATACATTAAGTCAGGAAACCTTGGATGATGATCTGAAAGATAGAAATGATCTCCATCCATACTATCAAGGTCTGGAAAGTTATGGATGTAATTATCATACCTTGATTGAATTATAAAATCATAATCATTTGGATTCTCAATCAAACGTGCAGCAGACTCTATGGAATATAAATGAGAAGATACATTACTCAAAGTCTTTTCTGACCACGGATGACCATATCCAAACTTATCTCTTGTTCTCTTATAAAGATCATCACTTAATTTAAAATTTCTAGGAGGTTCTACCTTAATGTTCTTAGGTTTATACCTCTCCTGTATGACCTCTATGGGGTTCTCTGGCGCCTTACATTCCTCATTAACCCAATCAGATACATCGTATCCTTCAACACCCTTCTCCCACCATACATGACAGAATGTGTCCACATCATACTCATCATAGATCCATTCTTGATGACTCTTGAATGAATTAGGATTTTCAATGTTTCTGGGTTGACCAAATAATAATAAAGCAATCTTCATTAGATCTCTCCAGTATAATGTTCTAGGAAATAATTAAGATCCTCTGGAGTACCTATACCCCACATACCATCCTTACCAATCTCTTTAATACGAACCTTCTTACCATCTTCTATTGCTTCATTAAAGACTGGACATACATAGAACTCACCATTGGTTCTTATATCTTTTTTTATCATCTGTTCTGCATACTTGACGTAATCAGATCCTTTCTTCCACCAGTACACACCAACTGTTGCATGTTCAGATATAGGTTTCTTCTCTGCAACCTCAGTTACAAGTCCATCATCATTTAATTTAGCATAAGACCACTTAGGATGTGATGCAGGGAAGGTAAGAATACCACCATCACATTCTCCATTAGAAAATGCATAGAGAGTTTCATTTGAATCCCATTGAACAAACTGATCTGAGTTTGCCATTAGTAATGGTTCATCATTATCAATGAATTGTTTTGCAAGTAATGTAGTACATGCAGCACCCTCTGTAATACCATCTACCTGAACAATATTACAATCAGGTGCAATGAGATTTAAAAGATATTGAAGACTATACTTTTCATAATGTTCCTTCTGTACAATGAATGTATAGTTAGCTTTAATATTCAGGTTATCTACAACCACCTGAATCATTGGTTTACCCTTCACATCAATAAGAGGTTTGGGGAATGTATATCCTTGACTAGCAAAACGACTTCCACGTCCTGCCATAGGAATCAACACGTTCATAGTTTTACTCTCCCAAGAAACTTTTTTCTTTTTACCATTAAGGATTCTTTTTATTCTATCAACCTTAGACTGATTAAGGTCTTTCCTATCCTCTATAGGAACTAAATGACATTTACTATCTAATGCACCCTGACGACCTATATGACTGTCCTCAAGGATTACAGTGTCATCTGGCAATGCACCAAGAGTCATCATACATTTCCAGTACATAGATGGAAATGGTTTGTTTCTAACTACATCTTCATTAGAAATATATACGTCAACAAACTCAAGAAGTCCTAGACGTAATAGAATAATCTTTACAGTGTTACGAATACTATTTGATGCAACTGCAATCTTATATCCAGCATCCACAAGTTGTTGGAAGTATCCCATCAACTCATAATCTTTTGCAACACATTCACTAAAAATCTTGAGTGTATTTGCCTGTTTATCTTTCCATATCTGATCGTACCTATCTGTAGGTAAACCTTTATTTTCTGTAAGAAGTTTTAACTTAGCTGTTGTAGGAAGACCATCGTATTGTGTAACGTGTTCCTCTCTACTGATTGCATACTCCTTACCTAAAGCCTGATTCAAGGCTTCGTAATGATAATCCTTACTATCAATCAAGACCCCATCGAGGTCAAATATAACAAGTTTTGTCACATGTCCCTCCAAAGACGATAACCAAAATCATTCTTAGTAATTGGTAGTTTATAATGTTTCTGTGCATTCCACCCTATCAAAGTCTCAGGATTAATTGCTGCTCCTTCTTCAATAATAGTTGATAGGTTACTACAGACGTTGAGATATTTATCCATCAAATCTGAGCGACCAAATGCAAAGTGATCATTGATTCCATAATCAGTATGTGCATACTCACTGAATACATTTACAGTATCTAAATCATAATTATTCAAATCACCAATATCATTATAGAAAAATTCATCTGTTCTTAATCTTACCACACAATCATACTTAAATCCATTCTCTTCTTCATATTTCTTCTTAAGATTATTAGCCTCTTCAAGACTATAGAACATTGAAATTATATTATTAACAGGATGAGGAAATCTAGGATCAGGAACCCAATCACTTTCAAATTCTTTTGGTTCTTCAAACTCTAGTGCTTTAGGTTTCCAATTCTCTTCCATAAAAGGAATCAACTCAGCATCCCATCTACCTCTATCCTTATATTGATCCCAGAAATATGCACCTACCCAACTTTCATCATACCAAATATGGGCAAAGACATCTACATCCCATCCTTCCTGATAGAAATTTTTAACATGATTATCATGACACTCTCTAAGGTGTCTTGGTTGTCCTGAATATATCAGTGCGAGTTTAGACATGATAGTTACTATTATCTTTGGCCATGTGTACAATCTTTGGTTGGAAATCACAATGTTCCGCAAAGACTTCTGGGAATGCATACTCAGGCCCCATAGTATGAACCTTATCTTTATTCTCAGAATAGAAACAATTTAGATGACTCTCATCATGCCATACTGCAATGACATTATTCTTTTCATCTTCCGCAGTACGTTTATTAAGTTCCTTTATTAAATCAAATACCTCTGGTACTCTACCACCCCATAAACATCCTTGCCAATATACAGAGTAATCATAATCCTCAGATATACAAGCACGTGATAATGGATTAGTTTCAAATGCTCCAGGCGGTTGATTGTGTGGAGGAAACTGTAAAAAATGACATGGATGATGAACACCAATGTATGATTTACCTTCATCAAATAAATCTTCTGGGTCTACACTATCAACAACTGCCATATCTGCATCAAGAAATATTAACCAATCACAATCCTTTATATCCTCCTGTACCTTTTCTAATATCTTAAATCGATATAATGTTATGTAAGGCCAATCAAGATGTTCTTGATGATATACAATAGAATTATCTGGTGATTCTGGTACATCACCATCCGTAAAAATTAAATACTTTTTCTCCACATCAGGTAGGAAAAATTCTTCACACCTCTCATACCAAGTGGGAAGAAAGTTTAGATACTTATCAGTCCCAATAAAAACAACAGCAACTTTCATTAGATTACAGTCCAACCGTCACAAATTAAATCCTTAGTTTCAAGATGTGCATTATTAGGCCCAAACCATTTAGTTGGAGCAACAACATCTCTACTATTCGATAACCATGCACCCCACCATGAGAATGATGAGTTTGCAATGATATGACTCTTACACAAAGACATCAAACACATATCAGTGTAATGGCTATTACCTTCAGATACAAGGAATCTATTATCATCCTTGAATAGTTCCTGTTGTTTACACCAATCAGGATCATCACTGAATATTATAACATTACGACCTTTAAAATGATCTAAACCTTTTGCATAGTAATCAAGGCCTAGATTATTATGGTTTGCATGATTTGTCAAGTAATCCCCTCTTCTAATGTGAAGAGATACAGGATTCTCAACAGTGTTTATCATATCTTTACATGGTTCTAATACCTCTGGTCTAAAGGTAAACATGCTACGGATAGTATCTTCTATGTGTAAAAAATATTTTTCAGATTGAAAGAACCCCTGAAGATTTACCCAGTCTGGGCAATTATTAAAAAGTTTTTCATCAAAATGATATGTCCCTTCCTCTACGGTTGGTCTATCCTTATCAATCAACTGAATATTTAATGGATCAACTCCTTGTAATGTAAATGCATTATGAACATCTATACGTAACTTATTACCTAAAGCATCAGTGAATACATTTTGGTGAATTGGAAAACAATAATTATATTCATTGTTAGCAGCAATCCCTCTCAGAGAAGCAACTTGGAACATTTGGTTTCCCAACTGTCCCAGTTGCCCTAACATATTAAAACCAATCATTAAACAACCTCAAGAACCTGTTCGTGTAGTATCTGTTTTTCATCAAGTTGGCCTTGATAAACCTGTTCTGCAATCCAATTATATGTAAGAGACATACCTTCCTCTAAACTATATTGATAGTCCCACTTAAGTTTCTCTCTAATCATATCATTCTGTGAATTGCGTCCACGTACTCCTAAAGGCCCATCAATATGATTAATGTTTATCTCCTTATCCGCAACCTTTGCAGCAATACGAATAAGTTCATTAATAGTAACCATCTCTTCTGAACCAATATTAATTACCTCTTCACAACTAGAATCCATTAACCTACGTGTTGCTTCTAAACAATCATCTATGTACAAGAACGATCTAGTTTGTTCACCGTCACCCCAGCAGTCAATTGTTTCACCAGATGCGACGGACGCAACCTTTCTACACATAGCTGCAGGTGCCTTTTCCTTTCCACCATCCCATGTTCCTTCGGGCCCATAGATATTGTGATAGCGGGCAACCCTAACAGGAATGTCATGATTGCGACTGTAAGCCAAGTACAATCTTTCGGAGAATAATTTTTCCCATCCATAATCTGAGTCGGGGTTCGCAGGGTAAGCATCTTCTTCTTTCAAGCCAGGATTGTCAACATCCTCTTGAATGTGTGATGGATATGCACAAGCAGAAGATGAATAGAATACTTTAGGAGTACTTCTCTTTTCTCTCTGTGCTTTAACTATTGCATCTAATAAGTTTAAATTAATAGTTGCTGAATTGTGCATAATATCAGCATCATTCTCTCCAGTAAAAATATATCCTGCACCACCCATGTCAGCAGCAAACTGATATATCTCATCAAATGATTCTATCATCTTATAAGGAACGGAATTAAAAAAGTTACCTTGCCATCCTTTCCATTCTACTACTCGATTAACAAAACTTTTATCTCTTAGATCACCAATAACAAATTCATCAGCTTGATGACGACTAAACTCAGGATGTTTTATATCAACACCACGTACCCAGTAACCTTCATCCTTAAGTCTCTTGACCATATGGCTTCCGATGAAACCACCAGCACCAAGTACTAGTGCCTTTTTTTCAGGATAATTACTCATAGGATATCAAATAAGATTTCAACATATTTATTATAACACAAAGGGGGTGGAATTACCACCCCCATGAATCAAAGAAGATCATCTATGTTTTCTTTTTGTGCAAGATGTGCAATTATCTTATCCACTCTTGGATCACCACCACTAACAGTAGTAATACCTCTATCTGGATGCGAATCTTTTTGAAGTGCAGCTACTGCGTTTTCAAGAGCGGTAAGTCTATCATCATTACTCTTCTGAGTAGCACCAGTAGGTATTGGATGTGATTGTGCTTCCAACTTTTGTAATCTTGCTTCAACTTCTACATCATACTTAGACATTGAAGCACCACTTGCAGACTTTCCTGCTTTTCCTGTACTTTTATAAGCCATAATTTTAATTTAACTAATTTATATATTAAATTATATTCCCTCCTTTTCTAAATCTTCTTTTATTAAATCAACAACTAGTTCATACGTATCATATGGGTCTTCATAAAATTCAACATCTTGATCTCTATAGTATTTTAAAATTTTTTTATATAATTTTGGATTTTTGTAATCTAGTGCAACAGTACCATCTACAGTTTGAGTTAATACATCTACGTTCTTCTTGAACTTAGAAAGTAATGACATTTTTCTAGCACACCTATGTGCAAATTAATTATCGAAGTCATTATACAGTAACCAGTAATCATCTGTCAACGGTTCTGGTTCTGGTTCTTTACTTTCCTTTACTTCTTCATTTTCAGTAAGTTCTTTTTCCATCATAGTTAATTAGATCCACGTTATTTAGATTGTCAACTTACTACTGGTTCTCTAAGAGCCTCCATTTTGATGAACTGTTCGTTCATATTATAGAATAACTTATAATTCTCTGTCGTAAGATAATACCCCTTTATATCATTACCATCACAATGCCAACCATAAGCATTAAGACGTTCTTCAGCACCATCGATACGTAATTTTTTTCTACCATTAAGGTAATCATGGTATCTTTCGTCTAAATTAATCATGGTTCTTGGTGAAGATGTGTTGGTACTCTAACATAATTATGTTCTATTATCTATATTCTTTATACTCTCTTTAGAGTTCCTTCACCTTTCTTCAAAATCAATTTTACGAATTTTTCTCTGTCTTCTAGACTCCTGCCATTCAATATCAGACTTTCTCAAACCTTTTTGAGTATCTTTACCATGAACACGCATCTTTACTATTACAGTTTGTGACAAATCAACTGCTGTGATTTTATCCCCAACAATAGATGTCATATTAGGGCAACCACAGCATTGCGATTTACCATTATCACTACTCAGTTCTTTACCACAACTCTTACACTGTACTACAAACATTGGCCCAGTCCTCTTCAAATAATTGCATTCCTTTTTCTGTTAGAATATGATTGTACATCTTATCAAAGATTGTTGGTGGAATCGTACATATATGGGCACCATATTCAAATGCCCTACCAACCTGTCTTACACCTCTAATAGATGCAGCAAGTATTTCCGTTTCAAATACATTCTGTTTAGTAAAGATACTTGCGATCTCTTTTACTAAACACAATCCACCAAATGAGTTGTCATCAACTCTACCTACAAATGGTGAAACATACTTAGCACCTGCCTTTGCTGCAAGTATTGCCTGTGATGCTGAGAATATAAGAGTTACATTTACTCTAATCAATTCTCTTGACAACTGCCTACATGCAAATAATCCATCTGGAGTACAAGGTACTTTAATAGTTGCACACTTACCAAATATTTTAGCAAGTCTTCTACCTTCTACAACCATCTCAGGGCCATCTCCCATAACCTCCA